ACCATAACGTGTCATGAATGACACGACTGGTTCGAAAGTTGATGGATCTAGTACAACGCCGCTTGACATCAATGGGATGTATGGGCAGTAGAATGCTGCTGCGTCAGTCTCACTTGAACCCTTATAACCGACTAGAACAGCCTGTGTATCTGGGGCATATGAGTCAACGAATACACGCATTGCACCGTTCAATGTACCAACGAACTTAGTGTTTGTTGGAGCTTCAAATGTACCTTCTGTTGTACGAGCAAATGCGCTTGTAGTAGCAGATTGTAGAATTGTCAATGCAAATGGACTTACAACAGCCCAGTTACCAGCGCCACGACGTGTACGCTGAGCGATCAAGTTGCTAGCACGGTTGATCTGAACAGCTAAAGCAGCGTGCTCATCACCAACGAATGTTGCTGTACCAGAAACTTGTGACTGGTTGTATGTCTCAACTGCTGTACCAGCTAGAGAACCTAAACTTGTTAGGATTTCTTGGTCGATTTCAGCAGTAATTTCTTGTGCTAGAGCAGCCATGATTTCTGCTTCGATGTCAATACCTTGTTGGGCTTGTGCATCTTGTGCAGCCTCAAATGTCCAGCGAGCACTTAACTTACGTGTACGTGCCTCAACTGTTTGCTTGAGGATCTGAATGCTCATACGCTTACCAGCTGCACCTTCTAGAGTTGCTGTGCTAGCAGCTTTTGCTGGGCTTGCCTCATTGCCTGAGTAAGCCTCAGCAATCTTGAATGGGCTTAGTGCTTCTTCACCAGCTACAACACCAGCTCCGCTGCTGCTATCTGCATAGCGAACACGTAGAGTATGGATTTGACCAACTGGGCCAGTCATAGGCTGAACACCAACTAGTTCATTAGCGATAACTGTTGGCATTACACGACGAATAACTGGAAGAATAACACGATTTAATGTTGCAACGTTGCCGGCAGAAGTGGCACCTGCTGTTGGGGATTCCATCAAATACTTGCGAGTATTTTCAAGAGTAACACCCATTACAGATCTTTTTGTGCCTTGTAGGCCTTCTAAAAGAGCTTCTTTGGTTTCTGCCCAACGGCCGTTTAGTAGTTCTGACATTTAAATTTCTCCTTAAATTTTTAGTCCTGCAAGACGACGAATATCGATAATGTTCGAGTCGCTCTCGCTGCTACGTTTGCTGTTGGAAATTTCTTTATTTCCGGTAATTTCTTTTGCCTCTACAAGTGCCTGTTTCTTCTGCGGAGCTTTACCTGCTGTACCATTTAGTACTGCTGGTAGGTATTTCTCGAAACTCTCGTTGAGTCTCTGAGTTTTTACACTCTCCATTAACTCGCTCATGATGTCACGTTGCTCTGAGTTTAATGGAGCAAGTAATTCGTTCATGATTGCTTTTCTTTCTTGTGCCTCTTTAAGTGAAGCAATTTCTGCTTCTTTACTTTCTACTAAGGCTTTAGCATCTTCAGCAGCTTGTGCAGCTTCTTGGATAGCTAAGTCTTTTAGGTCTATAACCTTTAGTAATTTTGATGTTTCTGACTTTTCGTTTAGATAACTGGCTTGATATTCACTAGCAAAAGCTTCGAATAACTTACGGCCAAAATCATTACGACGAGCTGCGTCAATGTCTTCTTTTAGTGACGTTAACTCAGAGCGTAGGCTCTCGTTAACAACTGTGTCGACCATTGTTGCGGCACGCTCGATAAACTGCTGCTTCATCTTCTTAAGTTCTTCACGTCCTTCGCGAACTAGACGAACTTTTGTTTCAGCTAAATCTTGCTTATCTTTGTAAAACTCTGCGATTTCTTCAGCAAGAGCCTCTACAACAAACTTCTCTAGAGTTCCAAACTTTTCAGCCATAGCAACTTGATCTTCGTGTAACTCGCGTACTTCAGCAGCTAACTGACGGCTAACGAATTCCTTCATTAGGCCAGCATGTTGCTTCATATTTTGAGCATACTTGACTTTCATTTCTGCTAGTGACTTACGATCTTCGGCAAATTCAACGAGTTCAGCAGATAGGTGATCAGTGACCATTCTATCGATAGCTTCAATCATTTGCTCTTTGTCGTGTTCGTATTTTTGTGCGAACTCTTCGCGTAGTTGTTGTGCAACTTGTTCACGATTCTCTAGAATCTTTGCATCCCAAGCGGCTTGAATTGACTCTTTGATCTCTTCAGAAATCACATTGTTCTCAAATAACTGTTTTAACGCATCCAACATGTGATTCTCCTTGTTATTGGAGTTTGCTTATTATTCCTAATAAGCTCTCTTTGAGATATTTTTGTGCCTTAGGATCCCCTTTCACCTCTTGCGCTATACGCAAGGCATTAAAACCACCACGACTATTCATCAAGTGTTCATAAATTGGTGTAGGATATGCTCCAGGAGCACTAGGTTGAGCTACCATATCTACTGTGATAATCTCAAAATCAGACACTTCACCGGACCCGTCATCTCTGACGTTTCCGGATCCGCGCGAACTTACTCCTAATTTCACACCACTTTCTAACATAGTGCGAATTAGCTGTCCCATTGGTGTAGGTAAAATTTTAAGTTTACCGTAACCGTTTGGACCGTCCATCCACATATTGACTATCATGTGACTACCGCGGTCCAAGTTTATTTTTAGATCATCTGGATGATCTACTTCCCCGAGAACTGAATAACCGTTTTGAATCTGATCGTTAAGGGTCTTAACAGCCTTGCTAATCTCACTCACAGGGTATACACGCTGGTTTGCATTGCGGATACCGCCCTGAATGCAAATTCCAGACATGTATAGGTTCTTCCCATCTTTGTCATCAGACTCAACGATCATTTTTGCTTCGTTGAAACTGAGATTCTCTCGGAGGTATAACATATTACTATGTCGCTTTAAATTACTTTGCACGACCTGGTGCACCGTTGATCATGCTGGTCTTGTTGTCAGCTTTTTCAGCAGCACCTTTCTTTTCAGCACCGTGGCCTGGTTCTTTCTTTGTGAAAGCAGTCTTACCAGCTTTGCTGTCTTTACGGTTGTGAATGTTGCCTAGACCTGCTGTTAAATCACCAGCTTTTGGACTTGCTAGGCCACCTTCTGTGCCGCCTTTTTCTGTGCTAAAACCTTGAGCGATGTTCTTTGCAGTACCGCCCATATCGTTCTTAC